GAGCGCTACTACCACAAGGTCTTCTTCTGATGGAGTTCAACGATCGGCGTGCTGAGCGGAAAGCCCGGGTCGATGCACACCAGGTAGAAGTGTTGAAGAGGGCTAAGAAGCGAGGTTCCAAGATCCGTTGGAGTACAGCCCGGACAATCGCTTCTGGGATGGTCTACAACGAGGACCGACAGCCGGAGGAGACTCACCAGGTCGATGTCGACTGGGCGCACTCGAAGGACGACAAGCGTCTGGCCGGTACGCATCGAGTCAACGTTCTCGCCTCGAACCAGCATGAGGCCAGACTGATCGCTGAGCAGATGGTCGCTGCCCGAGGTAAGGAACCTCTGGGCTCGACCTGGGTAGGAGCGAAGGTATGAGCCGGGACGGTCGGTCGATCCGTCGAGAGATCACCTCGATCAAGAAGGGCATCAAGGAGTACCAGTGGGAGACGGGTGAGACCGTCATCTGGTTCGAGTTCGACCCTACGGGGACGACCAAGGACCCGGTCTATGACGAAGGCCCCAGCCGGAAGTGGAAGAAGGGCAAGCCTGTTCCCGTCGTGTTCGCTTACTTCCACGAGGACCAGGAGACCCCCAGTGCCGAGGGCTTCTACATGGTCAACACGACGCACTTCACCGTGCTGCTCGACATCCTCCGCAAGGCCGGGATCTCGAACCCGGAGGACACCGAGAAGCACATGCACGACCGCTTCTCGTTCAACGGGAACACCTACAACGTCTTCGGCTACGTGAAGCAAGGGCTCGTCTCCAACGAGTGGCTGACGGTCGCTGTCGATGGCCGCCAGGTGAAGGAAGACGAGCTTCCGACGGACGAGGACACTGACGTCGAACACGGTGATCCGGTCTACGACTGATCGCTGGGTATGGTGGGGGCTGCGTAACACCCCTGCTCAGTACATCGCCTAGACCACGGAACCTGGATGCCCTTCACTCACGCTGGCTTCTTGCTGGACGAAGACGAGGCCTTGAAGGCGAAGCTCAGCGGCATCACCGTGGCTGACGAGAGGGACCCCGCACGGCAAGTACCGGTGCGCTTCGGGTATGGCGACCCGGAACTGACGGGGCAGACACCGGGGGCTCAGATCACTTGGCCCTTCATCACCATCGCCCTGCTCAGCATCTCTGAGGAGACGGACCGAGCCCACCGGGGCCGGGTCATGTTCGAGCACCCCGTTGGCTCGTCCACAGCGGTGGACAACTCTGTGGACGCCCACCTGGCGGAGTGGCCGATCCCGGTGGCCATCGATTACGAGATCGTGACCCATGCCCGGAGTGCTCGACATGACCGGCAGATCGTCGCCGCCATCACCGGGACCAAGCTTCAGTTCCGCTACGGATCCCTCGATGTCGATGATGGGACCGTTCGCCGCCTTGACCATCTCTCCGGCCCGCAGAGCGGAGACCGGATCGACGGCACCGGCAGGCGGGAGTTCCGCAAGATCTGGGCAGTGCGTGTGTCCAGCGAGCTTCCCGCATCACAGATCGACGTCGTCAAGCGGGCCAGCGATGTTGGCCTGACGATCTTCGACCTTTCCAATCGGCAGAACCGTGCTCTGACTCAGGACGACGCTGCTGTTGCAGCCGAGTCCGAGGTCGTTTCGTAGAACTCATCCGGACCTACACCCGCAAGCTCTAGGAAATCGACCAAGGAGAACACGAAGCATGCCTAATCTCCAGCGACCTGGTGTGTACGTCGAGGAGTCCCTCTCCCCGTCGTTCGTTGCCACGTCGCCGGGTCAGTCGGTTGCGGTCTTCATCGGACCCAACGGACGAGGCCCGACAACGCCAACCCTCGTTCGTTCGTGGACGGAGTACGTCGCCCGCTTCGGTGGCTTCGACAACCCGATCCCGAACAACTACCTGCCCTACTCGGTCTACAACTTCTTCAACAACGGTGGCCGGATGGCCTACATCGTCAGGGCCGTCGGCACTGGCGCTGTGGCCGCCAGCGTGACCCTGGATGACCGTCAAGGAGTCCCGGCCGACACCCTCAAGCTCGATGCGCTGAGCCCGGGAACGTGGGGCAACGGGATCTACATCGAGATCACCAACGGATCAGCAGCGACCCTCTTCAACGTCACCGTCTACCTCGGTGGCTCCACCGCCGGGAAGGTGGTCGAGCGTTGGGCTGACGTCTCGATGGATCCGTCGTCCTCGCAGTACGCACCGGCTCGGATCAACTCGATCTCGTCGGGCTCGGCCTACCTTGTCGCCACCGACATGGCGCCGACGTCGGTGATCGCCTACAGCCAGCGCATCCCGGCAGCGCAGGCACCGACGGCGCTCACGGCCGGAGCCGATGGTGCGGCCCCGACCACGCCGCAGACCAAGACGGCGATGGATCAACTCGATGTCGTCCAGGACCCGCTCCTCATCAACCTCCCGGGCAACCAGGCCAGCATCCCCGATGCGATCACCTACGCCGAAGGACGGACGGACTGCTTCGTCATCGTGGACCCGGCATCCGGGCTCACTTCGGCGGCGCTGATCACCTTCAATGGCACTCTCCCGGCCACGAGCTTCGCCTCGACGTACGGACCCTGGATCAACACCAGCGATCCGTCCTCGTCGGCGCCGGGTGCGACCCGGCTTGTTCCTCCCGGTGGCTTCGTGCTCGGGAAGATCGCTGACACCGACGCCAGCCGGGGTGTCTTCAAGGCTCCTGCAGGCCTGCAGACCCGCCTCCTGTCAGCGGTCGGCGTCGAGCGGATGTTCACCAACGCCGAGTTGGATGCGCTCAACGTGGCCAAGGTCAACGTCATCAAGCAGGTGCCCGGTGCGGGCATCGTCATCTACGGCGCTCGCACGCTGTCGAACATCCTGAACACCCGCTACATCAACGTGCGCCGCACGCTGATCTCGGTGGCCACGACCGCCAAGGCGCTGACGCAGTTCGCTGCGTTCGAGCCCAACGACTCGTTCCTCTGGGACTCGATCACGGCGGTACTGGGGCAGTACCTCCTGTCGTTCTGGCAGAGCGGTGGGCTTCGGGGCAACAGCCCCAACGAAGCGTTCTTCGTGAAGTGCGACGAAGACAACAACACGCAGACGACCATCGACGCTGGCGTCGTGAACATCGAGATCGGTGTGGCCACCCAGAAGCCCGCCGAGTTCATCGTCATCAAAATCGGCCAATGGGAGGGGGGTAGGACCACGGTCGAGTCCGTCTGATCAATGGCCTGTTCTTCGCTGCTTCGCAGAGGTTCGACGCCCCACGGGGATGGAGATGGCTTCCTCGGGAGTCCACCCGTACTTGATGCGGCTGTAGTACGTCGGACCAACAACGGGGCAGCGGGGGTCATCGAACCAGTCGGCGGCGCACTTGGTCTCTCCCAGCCAGGTGATCATGCGGTTCGTCGTCCGGTTCCGGGCTTGCTCTTTGGCCGTCGTCCAACGGCAGTTCGAGGGGGAGTAGCCCTTCGAGTTCTTGATCCGGTCGATGCTGAGGCCGGGCTCGTAGCCGTTGGCGAGAGCCCAATCTCGGAAGGCAGCGAAGTCGGTCTTCCAGGCTTTGCAGACGGAGATGCCAACGTAGTTGCGCCACTCCTCGGCCGTGCGCTGGAGCATGCTTCGCCAGATGAGCCAAAGCCGTCGGTCCACCTCTGGAGCACCAGCACGGCTCGCTCCGTGTGTCACGTTGGCTTCAAGTGTGCGCTCCCGCTTCAAGCACCCGCAGGACTGGGTGTTCCCTCCTCGGAGGTTGCCGTAGATGGCCTCCACGACTTCCCCGCAGGAACAGCGGCATCTCACCTCCCATCGCCGTTGGTTCCTGGCCCCGATCACTCGTTGGCTGAGCACCTTGGTGATGGTGAGTCGGCCGTAGGTTTCCCCGACCGTCGGTGTGAGTGGCTTCATGACCACTCACTATACACTAGGAGCTATACGTGACCCGACCCCTTAACTCGGATCCACTGAGGAACTTCAAGTTCCACGTCAACATCCACTACCCCTCGATCCCCAACCTCCTGCGGATGGGCTTCATGTCCGTCTCCGGGCTCGCCATCCAGAGCGAGGTCATCCCCTACCGGGAAGGTGGCAACAACACCACGACCCGGAAGATGCCGGGGCAGACGGACTTCGGTCCGATCGGTCTCAGCCGGGGGATGTGGGCCGCTCCTGTCGGTGGCGGGGGTGCGGGCACCCGGGAGAACTGGGACTGGTTCACCCGGC